ACTATACATTACCGCAAAAGACAAAAGGATAGAATTTGACCCTGACGACACAATTTCGGACGCTATAAAAAAAATACAAGAATGCGGGGTTCGTGCCTATGGGTTTTTCAACGAAATTGAACTAACGCATAATGACACAGTAGAAACCGGGTATGAAAAGATGACCGCTTTTTTAAAACAAATAGTAATAAACGTTAAATATAACGAAGCATGAAAATAAAAGTAGAAATCGAAATTAACAACGTGCAAAAATGGCACAGTGTAAAATGGAGCGACGAGGACAACGTAAAAGAGGCGTTGGACTTACTTCAAAGGGATTTGAAGGACGTAATGTCCGAAAATCTGGGAATCTTCAGGCACGAGTTAAAAATCAAAACGGAATTTGAAAATGACTAAACTGGCATTAACACAATCGGAACTAATACAGACAGGTGCGCTCCTTAGGGCGCACATTAAAAAGCACAAACTATCAACGCTCATACAAGACAAAGAATATCCTTTTTGTGATGCCTGGAAGTATGCAGGTAGACAGGTTGGTTTAGTTCCTGTAGTACATGAGCCGGTTAAACTATCGGAAAAGGGCGATGTGGCTTTTCTTGGCTATAAGAAACGCAAGAACTCCAGAGGCCAGGAATATGAATCTATTGAATACATCAGCAGCCTAGAGCCTCCAAAGGATGATAGTAATTACTCCAGGATAGATAAAATACCTCTTTACGCTTACAAGTGCTCGGTGGACTTGAAAATACTATCTACAGGGGAAATAATACCCTGCGGCTACGCCATGTGTACCAACATGGAAAAGAAAAAGGTAACCTTTGACGAGTATGCAATCTGCAGCATGGCACAAACCAGGGCAATTGCAAAGGCATTCAGGAACATCATAGGCGATATTATGTACGAGGCAGGACTTGAACCAACGCCAGCGGAGGAGATGGACGAGAAAATGGACGAACTAGACGATTGGGATATAAGTATACTGGACGTAAAAACCGCTGAGGATGCAAATGCTATGATTGAGCAGTTAAAAGGCGTTGAGGATGAACAATATAAGCGTAGTAAGTTCATACGCTTGAAAAAGCACTGCGAATCAATTGGAATAGTTTATCAGGATAAGAAATTTTACAAAAATTAAGTTTAACCTTTAAATACAGCAAATGGATGCTTACAACCAATTAAGCACCGAAGAGGAGAAACGTATTTTTTTGCGTACCGAAATGAGCACTTCACCACTTCTTTAGGGGTGTAGTATGCTCCTTTATCTCTGTTGTCTTCAGTGGTTACGATATTGCCGAACACATCGTTGAAGCCAACGAGGTGTTAGTGGCTGGGCAAGGGGCCAAAGAACGTAAAATTGATACTAAAAATGGTAAATTTTCGGCAAAGTATTTTAATTATGAGGATATTTCAGCGGGAAATCTTGCAAAGATTAAAGAATTGGGCTACAAAGTAAGAAAAAAAGAAAATACTTATCATATCTCATGGAAATAACCAAAATACTACCCCATACCGATGAGTGGTATCAAATCCGGGTAGGCAAAATAACATCCTCCAAGATTGGCCGCATAATGGGAACCCCCGCAAAGCGCAGAACCTACTTAAACGAGGTTCTGGCGGAACTTCTAACGGGGCAGGCTATTGTAGTACCAGAGACAAATGCAATGCTTTATGGGGCCTCTTTGGAGGGTGAGGCCCTATACGAGATTGAGAACAGGCTCAACATAACTGCAAACACTTCATACTTTTATCAATACGGGGAATATTCGGGAGGAACGCCAGACGGTGAAAATGAGGATACCGCATTTGAAGTAAAATGCCCATTTAATCAATCCTATCACGTGGGGCACTTGACCTGTAAAACCCAGGAGGATTTGAAAACCTGGGAACCGGATTATTATTGGCAGTTAAAGTTCAATATGCTTTTTTCTGGCCGAAATAAAGGTATTTTTTCGAGCTATGACCCCCGGTTCAGAAAATCAATGCAATTACATATCATTTACTTTTCTCTGGATGAAACTGAAAGAGAAGTAATGATTAAAAAGTTGGAAGAAGCTGAAAAGATAGTAAAAGAGGACTACGAAAGAATTAAAAACGCTTATTTATGAAAAAGGAAGTTGCGCCCCTTTTAAGACTGCAGGTTTATAACGAAACCATGGAGTTGATACAAGCGGATGACACGAAAAGAATAGATTTAGGGGAGGGTTTATGCTTGATTCTTCCGGGGGTGTTGTGGGAAAGTGTACCTTTCTCACACACACGACCGGCAGCGTGGAATTGGGATAACGACAATACACAGGTTATGTTTCCCGAACTAACAACGGAAAGAATCAATGCTATAATGTTTTGTGATTATTATCATCAGGACGAAAAGCGTATTGAGATGCTCGAAGAAATGATAATTGAGGTAAAGGAAATACTAGTAAAATGAAAAAAATATTAATCACCACCCCATCATTTGCTATTCATGGAGGGATAAGAATAATAATAGAATTAGCCAATAACCTGGCTAATGTTCCTGGATATTCAGTTTATCTTCATTCGATTGATGGATCATTGGAACATAGAGCTATTTAAAGAAAATGGCAGAACGTATGAAACAATTTACATTGGTAACGGGCTTAATTTTGAACAATTCACACCGGAATTAATACCACAGGAGCAAAAAGAATCTCTAATAGTTGTAGAGGGTTGGGGGGATCGGCAGCCGCATAAGGATAAGAACATGTATTCGATTGCGGTTGCCCAAATCCTTAAAAAGCAAGGCGCAAGAGTGGCGGCAATATCCCGAACTCCCATAAGCCAATCGAAACATATTCCTGATGAAATATACATCGCACCAACCACTGAACAAATGGCGGCTTTGTATAAACGGGCAAGGATGTTAATAAAGGCAACGGCATACGATGCCCGCAGCTGCTCACCGATTGAAGCAGGTAGTAAAGGGGTAGTAACTATTAGAGGAATTGATAAAGGGGACGATGATTTGATCAACGGTGAAAACTGTCTAAAGTCGAAATATGACTACCCGGCAATAAAAAAGAATGCATTAAAAGCCTGGAATGATATTGACCTTTGCAACGAACTAGCAACTAATATGCATAAACATATTTTAGAGTTTTGTAATTGGGACAAATGGGTAAAGGTAATGGTTGAACGGTTTTAGCAATTTTTATATTAATCAAATTTATTTTCGTATATTTACGCAAACATTAAGGAAATGGCACCACCGAAGGGAAACCAATTCTGGAAATTGCGAAGCAAACACGGCCGAAATTATCTTTTTGAAAACCCGGACGCTTTATGGGCTGCGGCCTGTGAGTACTTCCAATGGTGCGATGATAACCCATTTATAAAAGCAGAAGCAAAGACCGTTAATATTGGGGATTACCAATCAGTAATTAAAATTGCAGAACTTCCGGTAATGAGGCCTTACACAATGCATGGGCTGACTATTTATCTGGATTGTGGCATAGTTTATTTTGAACAGTTCGAAAAGCTTCTAAAAGAGAAAATAGAAAAGGATAGTAGCGATCAAAAGTCCAATGATTTTTCATTAGTCTGTACGCGCATAAGAGAAATAATATATGAGCAGAAGTTCACTGGTGCGGCTTCTGGCTTTTTCAATGCTAGTATCATTGGCCGGGATTTAGGATTAGCGGATAAAAAAGACCTCACATTTGAGCAAAAAGGCGACAACCCGATGAAGTGGGAGGTTGTGATAGCTGATAAAAAGGAATGATCTCTAAAACCTACGTTATAAATACCAACGGACGGCCGGATAGGCTGCGCAATATGACTGAAAGGTTCATAAAGCTGGGGTTATGCGAAAGTGTGAAAGAGTTTATTGAAAAGTACAGGTTTAAAGCGATTGAAGGGGGGAGTATCGAAAAAAGTAAATTAAACCTTTCGGCTAACCCAATAAAAAAGCTTAATAACGGTGAAATAGGCTGTTATCTGTCGCATATTCAGATTTACCGGGAGATTATAAAAAACGGTTACAAAAATACTCTAATCCTAGAGGATGACGCAGATATTAAACCCGGATGGGATGAAAATATGACTTTACCAGAGGGGTACGATATGATTTATTTGGGAAGGCTTAACTACGATACCGGGAATCCATCCGAAAAAATAGGATTAATCCAAGAAGTCTGCCCTGGATTCTGGGAAAGTACCCGCAATTGGTTAACTCATGCGTATATTATTTCGCTGGAAGGTGCGGTTAAGCTGCTAAAAGAACTAACGGACAGGCCAATTAGAACCTGTTTGGATAACGAGATTGCAATTATACAGGATGAATGTAATTTTAGCTGTTATGCTTATCATCCTGCACGAATAAAACAAGATAAAACTAAAAGTTCATTAAGGTAACATGGAAAAAGAAGGAGTAGAATTAGCATTCCCAAAAAGGATAAATAATAAAATCGTTTGGGAAAAAAGAGTGATTAAAAATACAAGGCTGGCGAATTATCAAATGTCGCTAAGCCCTGATAAACGCAACCCATCGTTTAGGAGTGCGGTATTAGCGGAGGAAGCTCCACTGTCTAGGATGGAAGCCGATAAGGAAAAGGCCGATTTAATGGCCCAAATCAAAGCCCAGAACGAGGAACTTGAGAGGCTAAAGGCTTTGCAGACAAAACCACAGAAAACGGAGGATGTAAACACTGATAACGGCAAACCCGAAAACGTAAAGAAAACAAACGGAGGACTAACAGTATAGGAAAATGGAAATCAAAGAATTTATAAAACAACTAATTACCGGCTCCGGGGTTGATGTAAACGCAGAGGAGATTAAAAAACTTCTTGATCTAAACATTGAGGGAGTACTCCCCGAATCCTTCACAAAGGCTTTCAACAGTAAATACCTAACACAGGAATCCGCCCGTAACGATGCCAGCGTTCAGGCTCATTACAAATCCAAAGTACTGGGTGAATTTGATGAGAAAATCAACGATATTGTTAAATCTCTGGGACTTAATCAGGATCAATTAACTAGTATCCTAGGGGTAAAGAAATCAGAGGAAAGAATCAGGGCTATGATTGAGGCGGCAAAGGTTCCAGGCACAGCGGATATTGCAACGCTTAACAAGCAAATCGCAGAAATGAAAGCCCAACATGAGCAGGCAATAAAAGACCTTACAACACAGCACACCGCCAAAATACTGAATGGTAAAATTGAAAACTGGTTTGCTTCGCAGGAGTGGTCTGATGCCTACCCAGAGCAACTAAGGACAAAGCTGGCCTTGTTACAACTGGCCGAAATGCTGAACCAAAAGGGAGCGGTTGCGGTTTTAAGTGAAAACGGTGAAGACATCCTATTAAAGTCCAAAGCTGACAGCTCTATGGACTTCTTCATGGACAACAGGCCCGTTAAATTCCAGGAACTGGGGAACCTGGTAATGGAAACCAACAAGTTTAAAAAGGTTGTTCCCGCTCAAAACTCGGTGATACCAGTAGTAACTAGCGAAACACAACTGAAACTGTCAATGCACCAGCAAAAACTACAAGATAGCATAAAGCAGTCATTGGCGGATCAAGGGGTTATTATTTAAAATTTAAACAAAAGAAATCATGAGTATAACACAAAATAACGGCGTATGTCCTGCGCTGTTAATATCGTATAACGAAGCTGTTACAAAGCAGCAACAACAAAGCATTGTTACCCGTACCGGGTTTATGGGTGCATTGCTTGACGAAGGCAATAGAGTACCAATTACATTGGTTCAAACTGTGGGTGCGGAAATGGGCCATCCAAAAACTGTAAGGATTAAGTTTAAACAAAGGCAAACCGACGCAGACGTAAGGACTTCCAAGTCTTGCGACGCCGGAACACAAAAGCCATACTTTGAGCAGGATTTTGTGGTAAATGGTTATAGCGAAATAGCTATCCAAGTTGCAGAATCTACAATCAGGACTCTTTGCGATACGGCTTCCGCAATTAGGCAGGCAGGTGAACGCAGGGATATGAACGGACAGGCCGCAAGGTTCCAACTAATGGAAGAGATATGGTATGAAATCGGTATTGATTTTGATGCTTTGCGCTCGGCCATTAACAAGGAACTTCTTACCTCTTACCTTACTCAATTCGGTACATGGGTAGGCGGTGACGCAACAAAAACCTTTGAAGTGTACCGTAACGCTAACACCTCTGGCCTTAACAAGGGTTCTGTTATCCTTGACGGTTACACCAGGTTCATACAAGAGGCAACATTAGCCGGTTACAATGGAGTTCCATACGTGGTTGGTAATGGTTCAATCTTCCTTGCAAATGAGGCTCTTAAATCTGGTGGCGATTCTGCAATGGGTACGAACTTCAGTGCGGTTAATGCTTACATGAAGTTTAACCAAGACGTACTAGCGGCTGACATTTTAGGAGGTGCTGACGAGGCAATTGTATTTATGCCTACCACTTTACAAATGGCAAGGTACAATGAGTATGTTGGCGAATTTGCCCGTCCGATTGGCAAAATGGAACGTGGTACTATTGCTGATCCTGTAATACCTGGATTACGTTATGATTTGAGGGTGTTGCCTAATGAGTGTGAAGAGCTTTATGACATCTTCATAGGACTTCACTACCAATTGTACGGTGCGCCAACTGATCTGTACGCAACAGGTGATAGGCTGGAAGGGGTAAACGGTGTTTACTCATGCCAGTTCACAAGTGTAAATTCATAGTTTAACAATTAAATAGCGCAATTATGATAGGATCAAGATTGTATGTTCGAAATTTAAGCCTATTCGGTTGTTATGACATTCCGAGCCGGGAGTGCGATGATTGCGTAGTGGACGAGCCTAACAGGTTTGTCCATGTCGCTCTCGTAAAAAAGGGGGTAACTATTGGCACTACGCTAACAACTATAGTAAGCAACATCCTTGCGGCTGAACTTGCGGGAAATGCTTACATAGTTCGAAATTGTAACGGTACAATGACGGATGCAGCGTATCAGGAAGGCCGCGGGGCTGGTAAGCAATCCACCAGGGTGCTTTCTGCTAAGCATACCGTGGAGTTTATTGATTTTAACTTTGTTCCAAATATTGAACGCTTTTGGAACCTGTTTAAAAAACAGGCAACAAATTACCAAATGGTACTATTTACCAGCAATTATGCTTGGATAGTACCTTCGGAGGTGTATTTGTCAGCAATGCCTAAAGTTCCAATTACGGATAATATCGAAACATTCATCGAGGGCCATGTTACGGTGACTTGGTCGTACCCTGATTTGCCCGTGGCTTACAATGTGGGCGGTACTACTGTAGACACACTACAGGAATGCCAAGAGCTTTTTGATGCTCCAACCACGTTAATAAACGCCTCTGGTTCTGATTTGGTAATCGACGGATTAACTGGTGAGGTTGGTGAAGGTGAAACAGTAAATGCTTACATTGATACAAATACAGCAGCCTTAGCAACAGCGGTAATTGTTGACGGTGCGGCTCCTGCTGGTATAACCATTGGAGTAAGCGGCGAAAACATCACCATAACAGGAACACCTAGCGAAACAGGAACATTTGAGTTTACTATTAAGGGGTCAAATGCAACTGGAGTAAGCCAGATAGTTACGGTAACGATAACAGTGATTTAAGTGGGTTTAGGTCAATTGTAAATTGAGTAGAATGGGAACACCCGCAGGTTAATACTTGCGGGTGTTTTGTTTTAATCATATTCATGAAACATTGGCCTTAAATTCCTTGCGAACCTAAAACAAGTGGTTGGCTTGCCTTTTTCATAAACCATGCAACTTACGTATTGAATATCTAGAATAAAGTCATAAAACAATTCCTGAATCGTTTCAATTGGATAACATTGTTTAGTTGTGGTCATGTTTAACTCAATCTCGCAATCTGGTGACATTTTGCATCTGTACGTAATGACATTGTCGCCGTACCACATAAATACAAATACATCATCCCTTTTTAGCCCTAAGCCCTCCAGCCTATCTCTAATAGCATTGATTGTTGCATCTACTTTGAAACGATCTTCTAATGCTTCAATTAAAAGGGTTTGTAATTTCAAGCTCATGTTAAATTAATTTAATTGTTTTCTAATTCGGATATGATAAAAAATGAAATGGACAGCATAAGGGGCACAACCCAGCACAATGTATGCTCACTGCCAATTGAGCAGTTGCGGCAGATAATTACCCCGAATATTAACCCATGCGCCAGATAAATTACTGACATTCCTTTTATTCCTTTTCCCTCTTTCTCAGATTCCATGTTATTAGTGATTAGATTTTAATAATTCATTTATTTTATCTTTTACCATTGTCTTAATCGTTTCGGCCCATTCGACCCGAACACGAAAGGCAATAGTTTTAGTTTTATAAGGAGCGGGTTTTCTGCCTGCTCCTTTGCGTTTCCCGCCTCGTTTAGTAGTCATTAGCATAATGTTTCTGCATTTCTTAATTTTCGTAATATATTAACCCTTGCAACTTCATAAACAACATTATCACCGTGTTCGTATTTTTCGTTGAAATGCTTTTCATAAATTGCTATTACATTTCTCCAGCCCTCAAAAGTATTTGTCATTTCTGTTACTCTTTTAATTTCTGCCGGAAGTTGTTGCATTAGTTCGTTCATTTTCTTTTTTGGTTAATTGTGAATTGATGTTACAAAGATACACCTAATTTTGATAACCGCAAACATTATTCAATAAAATAATAAAATATTTTTTAGTACCGTAATTCTACGCAAAATTTGTATATTTGAAATATGGCTTCTTGTTTGGATAATTTAGTCGGTATAAAGCACTGCTCGCAACCTGAAACAGACTGTTATGTTAATGGTATTCAGGGGATTTCTACAGAGTTAGCGGAAAACATAGCCAACGCAGATCAGGCCAATTTCCTTGGGGTTTGGAATGCGGTAAAAGAGCGGGCGCAAAATCGCTTAAAGGATGACGTTATAGAGGCGTTGAGATCGGTGGCCCTCGTCAACTTTAATCAGGTTATTTTCCAAACAAAGAAACTCCGTAAAACACCCGCCAATACCGTTGTAGATGGCACTAACTTAAGGGGCATTTATGTAAAGGTGGTTAACTCCAAATACCTAGCCCTTTACCTTGATAAGGTGTATATCTTCTCTAATGAAACAGCCACTACGGAATTAACCATAAAGAACGTAAATGATGGCGAAGATTTAATTACCCCCGTTTCCGTTGATTTGGTGTATGGGCTTAATACTGTAGTTATAAATGAATATTTCCCACTGGTTTACGGTGCAGTCGAATTGGCGATCTTAACAACACCAACTTATACGAGCCGGCAAACATTCCAGGATTTGTACGTATTTGATTCTGTAGATTGTGACTGTGCTAGAAGGTACAGCATTTACCCAATGGGCGAAACCATC